GTGGCCGTCTCGGCGTATGAGTCGGCGGACCTAATGATCGTTTGAACCTGGAAGGCGGGCCGTCGTGGCGGTAGTGGAAATAGTGGCGGTCCTGCTGCTGGCGGCAGCTGCCGCGGTGTACCTGCTCCGGCCGTGGTGGGCGTGGCGGCCCCTGTTGGCTCGCCGGGTGGTGGTCAACCTGAAAACGGGCCGGGCTATCTCGGGCGTTTTGGTCCGCCGGGCCGGGGACCTGCTTTTCATCCGGGACGCCGTGGCACTTGAACCGGGCGCGGAACCTGCGGCAGCTGACGGGGAAGCTGTCGTGGCTCGGGCCGATATTGACTTTATCCAGGCACTTTGAACGGGGCGGTGAAATTGTGGCTTTTGTAGTCTCTGAGGGCGCACTGCGGGGCGTCGCCGTTCCGGTCCGGGCTCCGGCCGTCTCGCTTCAACTTGCCGCGGACTTGTCGCAGGATTATGCGGCTATCTGGCGGACCCAGGGCGCGGTTCGAACCGTGGTGGATTTCCTGGGCCGGAATATCGCGTCGTTGGGGCTTCATCAGTTCCGCCGGGTGTCCGATACGGACCGGCAGCGGCTAACCGATACGGACCTAATCCGGCTTATCAATGAACCTAACCCGTCAACTACCCGTTACCGGCTTATGGACTCGCTCGTCCGGGATTTCGGGATTTACGACCGGGCGTACTGGCTCAAGGCGCGGTCCAAAAAGGGCACGCCGTTCCTGCTCCGGCTGCCGCCGGCGTATGTCCGGCCGATGGGGTCCTGGATGTGGCCGGACGCGTTCGAATTCAACGGCGGCCGGGAACGGAAGATTTACCCGGCGGACCAGGTGGTTCACTTCCGCGGCTACTCGCCGGAAGGCGACGGGGCCGGGGTGTCTCCTATCGAATCGCTGCGCCGGGTGCTGGCGGAAGAATATGAAGCGGGCCGGATGCGTGAAAACACGCTGCGGAACGGGGCCCGCGTCTCGGGCTACCTGGAACGTCCGGTCGGTGCGCCGTCCTGGTCTGACACTGCGGCCACTCGGTTCCGGACCTCCTGGCAGTCCCAATATGCCGGCGGCGGTCCCATGGCCGGCGGTACTCCAATTTTGGAAGACGGTATGAAATTCGTGCCGGCGTCCCAAACGGCCGAACAACTCCAATATGTGGAAGCGCGGAAGCTGACGCGGGAAGAAGTCGCCGCGGCGTATTTCATCCCGCCGACCATGGTTGGCGTTATGGATTCCGCGACGTTCTCCAACATAAAAGAGCAACATAAGCACTTGTACCAGGACACGTTGGGGCCCTGGCTCCAAATGATCGCGGAAGAACTGGCGCTGCAGCTGCTCGGGGACTTCCCGGACTCAAAAGGTACTTACCTAGAGTTCAACCTGGCCGAAAAGCTCCGGGGTTCGTTTGAGGAACAAGCGGCACAACTGCAGGCGTCTGTCGGCGGGCCGTTCATGACTCGGAATGAAGCGCGGGCACTTTCGAACCTGCCGGCTATCGACGGGGCGGACGAACTGATCGTTCCGCTAAACGTCGTGGAAGGCGGGCAGGCGTCGCCACAGGACTCGGCCCCGGACGGGCTTATGGCCGGCGGGGACCGGCTGGCGCTCAAGGCCGGCGGCCCCCCGTTGGTCAAGGCCGGCCCGGAACTGACGGACGAACAAAAGGCCGGCGCGCTGGAACTGTTCGAGGTGTTCTTCGAACGGCAGCGGGAAACGGTCGTTTCGGACCTGGCCGCCGGCGGCGAATGGTGGGACGCGGACCGCTGGAACCGGGAACTAGCGGCGGACCTGGAAGACTTCGCGCTGTCGCTGACTACTGAGGTCGGCCGGGCTCAAGCTGCGGCGCTGGGCTTCGATCCGGCGGACTATGACGTGGAACGGACCCTGGAATTCCTGGCGGCCGTCGCGGCGGCTCGGGCCGAACAAGTCAACGAAACGACGTTTCGTTGGATTCGGGAGGAAATAGAAAACGCGGAAGAAGAACTGGAACCGGAAGAAGACGGGGACCGGGCGCGGGCAGCTGCGGCCGGGAAGGTCTTTGATACGTCGATAGCTCAACGGGCGGCAGCTGCCGGCCGCGCGTTCCTCTCCAATATGGCGTCGTTCGCTGCCGTGGAAGCGGGCGAAAAGCTGGCCGGCGACGTCCTCCGGAAAACGTGGCGGGTAACCTCCACTAACCCGCGGACGGCGCACGTCCGGATGAACGGCGAAACGGTCCCTATCGGGGACAAATTCAGCAACGGGATGAACTGGCCGGGGGACCCGCGGGGCGGCCCGGATGAAGTCGCCGGCTGCGAATGCTCCGTGGACCTGTCCTATGAAGACGAAAACTAACCGGCCGGGGAGGTCACTGTGAAAGTAAAAGATTTACCCGTAAGGGTGAAATTCGACGGCGACGGGCTGGAAGACGGGCAGTTCATCGGCTACGCGTCGATTTTCGGCAATATTGACAGTTACGGCGATGTGATGATGCCGGGCGCGTTCGCTAACACTTTGGCCGAATGGGAAAAGTCGGGCAACTCGTTGCCGGTCCTCTACGGGCACAACATGATGGACCCGGAATTCAACATAGGGCACGTCCTGGAAGCGGCGGAAGACGAAACGGGCCTAAAGGTCCGTTCCCAGCTGGACCTGGACTCGCCCAAAGGCGCGGCAGCTTACCGGGGCGTCAAGGGTAAACGCATTTCGCAAATGTCGTTTGCCTATGACGTCGTGCGCGGCGGGCCGGCGACTCGGGACGGCGTGGACGTCTTCGAAATTCACGAGGTCAAACTTTACGAGGTGTCGTTGGTGCTGATCGGTGCCAACCAGGAAACTTCCATTCTCGCCGTCAAGGCGGCCGCGGAAGCGGTCGCCGGCGGGGTGAAAGAAGGCCGGGTTCTCTCGGCTAAGCATGTTGACTCGCTGCGGAATGCGCGGGACTCCATCGACGCCGTGTTGTCTGCGGCGGAACCAATAACCGAACAAGAGAAGGCCAGCGGTAATGGGGCCCCGGTTAAGGATGAGGCGGCCGCCGGCCGTAAGTCTGAGGACCCGGCCCCTAATCCGTCCGCGCGGACCTTGACGGGCTTGCTGGCGCTGGAAGCGGACCTGATCGCGGCCGGCGTCTAACCAAACTAAAAAGCAGATAACCCGCGGGCATGGTGCCGGCGGGTTTTCTTATGCCTGAAAGGGGCTAATCATGAGCGAAAAGCTCAAGCGGCTGCAGGAATCTGCGGCAGCTGCCGCGAAAACTGCGCGGGAAATTGCGGAAAAGGCGGACGCCGAGGGGCGTTCTCTGACGGACTCCGAAAAGGGCGACTACGACGCGGCTATGCTCAAGGGCCGGGACCTGCTGGCCGATATTCGCGCCGTCAAGTCCGACCTGGAAGTGCTGGACTCGGCGCGCGCGCTGGCCGCTGAAATTGGCGAACCGGCCGCGGCTGACCTGGATATCCAGGGTAAGTCCGGCGACGCGGTCCGCCGTCTGCGGAACCTGGGCCTGGAAGTCGTGGGCTCGGACGCGTTCAAGTCGGCAATGGCTCCGTTCAAGGGGCGCGTTCCTGAAAAGGCGCGTTTCCAGACGGATCCCATTGCGGTCAAGTCGCTTTTTACCGGCACCGATTCCGAATCGGCCGGCGTCTTCGTCACTGCTGAACAGACGGGCATTCTCGAAATGCTCGGCCGCCGGCCGCTGACTATCCGTAACGTGATTTCGGTCCGCCGGACCGGCTCGGACACGGTGGAATACGTCCGGCAGACGGCGCACACGAACAACGCGGCCCCCGTTCCGGAGGCAACTTCTACCGGGAAGCTTGGGGACGGCACCGGCGGAACGGCCACGCTCGTTACCGGCGGCTATAAGCCGGAAGGCTCGTGGACTTTCGAACGTGAGACGGCGACGGTTAAGACCATTGCCGAATGGGTGCCGGCCACTAAGCGCGCTTTGGCTGACGCCGGGCAGCTGGAGGGCCTTATCAATGACGAATTGCGCGCGGATATCGCGGAAGCGGAAGAAGCGCAGATTCTTCACGGCGACGGCACCGGCGAAAACCTGCCGGGCATCTTCGCAACGTCCGGA